TTTTTAAAAAATTGAAATAAAAGATTATACTATTATAAAGTATAAAGAACATGAAACGAGGCAAAGACTCTACCAAATTATCAAGTATTTACTCTAGATGTTTAATTACGCGAACGATTGTATTGCCTATTACAGCAATCGGTGTAAATATTAGAGAGATTATTGATAAAAAAATCCACGATAATTATGAAGGAAAATGTTTGGTGGAAGGATTTATTGAAAAAGATTCTGCAAAAATAATATCGCATTCCTCTGGATTAATACAGCGTGGAACAAATATTTCGTTTGTTGTGGTGTTTGAATGCAAGGCGTGTTTTCCAGTGGAAGGGACTCTTATTTCATGTCTTGCCAAGAATATTACAAAGGCAGGCATTCGTGCTGAAAGTTTGGATGAAAAACCGAGTCCAGTTGTAGTATTTATTGCGAGAGACCATCATTACAACAGTGAACAATTTAATAAAATTAAAGAAGGTGATTCATTTGTTGCAAGAGTGATTGGACAGCGATTTGAATTAAATGACAAGTATGTTTCTATTATTGCTGAATTAAAAGTGGAGAGAACTAAAAAAGGTCGCGGTATAAAAAAGCCCGCCGAAGTAATGCTGCAATTGAATGAATCTGAATCTGATTCGGATTCGGAAATTATATAAGTTATTGTCTGTTATGTTTGTCTCTTTTCTTGAGTTTTCTTGTGTTATTTCAATAAGTATTTAAAAATATAATATAATGAAAAACATGAATGAGGTTAAAATGAATTATATTAAAGACAAGATTGAGAATATGAATAAATTTAACCAAATTGAAATTTTACGTATTTTTAATAAATTTAAGATTACCTTAAATGAAAATAAATATGGAGTTCACATTAATTTGGCAGATTTGCCAGAAGAATTAAATGATGAATTGAACAACTATATTAATTATGTAAATGAACAAGAGATGACTTTGTTGAATGTAGAAAAACAAAAAGAAACCTTTAAAAGCGCCTTTTTTAATTCTTGAATGAGAGCAGAGTAGAGAGAAAGAGCAGAGTAGAAGAGAGAAAGAGTAGAGAAGAGAATAGACAAAAGGTATAAAACAATGTTGATACATTCATATACTTATTCTTATAATGGTTGATGACGTGCTAAAAGAATTGAAACAATTCATGTTTTATGACAGACCTCCACAATTAAATATTCCAGTAGAACATCGGGCAACAACAACCTGCAGAAATGTTGTTGCAGAAAAGCATGCGACTCCACCACCGCCACCGCCAAGACCAAGCCCAATGCCAAGACCAAGCCCAATACCAAGACCATTATTAAAAGCAAAAGAAAAAGCGACAAATAATGGCGTCTTTACTCCACATCAAAAAGATACATTATTCTGGTGTTTTTATAAAATCATGCACGATGAATTGCTTGAAAATATAAATATTGCCGTGGAAAAAACATTAAAAATACAATATGTGGAAGAAATGAGAAAACACAAAGAACTCATCAAAAAATATAAATTTGCACCCATGACACATATTGAAAATCAATTGGCAAACGAAGAAGTCATTGATATTGCTGTTTTTTTTGTTCTTTCTCTCATTCACAAATTAAATGTGGTTTATGTAAAAAATAAAACCTATTACGAGATGATTGTAAATGAAGCCGTTTCGCAAATATACATTGTTTATTTTTTAGACGACTCTAACAAATATGGTTATTCTACTACAACCGACAAGACAATATACAATACCTTTTACAAGATTGATAATCTACATAAACCTATAAAAGCCATATCTTCTTACAAAGTTTCCGAATTAATTGAAATATGCAACAAACTCTCCATTTCAGTGGACACATTAAAAAATAAAAAACATTATTATGAAGCAATTATAAAAAAAATTGATTAATAATATATAGAAATATATATGTTATTAATATATAAATGAATCAAAAAACACTCGTCAGAGAAGTTATATCAATCAATAAAAGATTGATTGAAGTAAAAGAGTTACATGATAAAAAAGAAATGTCGGATAGTCAATTTAACCAAGCAAAACAAAATTTAGAAGAAGATAAAGCCAAGTATGAATCACAGTTGGCAGAACTCAAAGAGAAAGAAAAGAAGGACAAGAAGGAGAAGAAGGAAAAAGAAAAGAGAGAAAAAGAAAAGGATGCAAAAGAAGGAGAAAAAGAGGAAGGGGAGATTACAGAAGAAAATAAAGAGTCCAAAAAGTCCAAAGAAGAAGGAGGACCTGCGTTTATGAATTATTTGAAGAAATATAAAAAGAACAATGATAACATGACGGCGGTGGCAGCGCCTGCACCTGTATTAGACGGGCCAGAAGAAAAGGACGAACCAGAAGATAATGATGATGCGGAAGATGAACCACAATATAAAAGACAAACCCCACAAGAAGAATTCGCATCATTGATTCATGAATACTATAAATTAGAACCATATATTACTACGAATGGCAGCCCATACAAGGAATTAGAAGTCAGATTTGGAACGAGAGGCATCAAACCACTCACTAAAACAGATTACGATAATGTTATTATTAAATTAAAGTCTCTCGGATTTAGATGCGAAAATGAAGACGGCATGCACAGTTTGCGCATTCAAAAAGAAGTATTGGATGAAAGCGGCAGGTTTCAAATGTCAAACATAAGAACCGAAATAAATTCAATTGAAGGAATTAGCAAATATTGCAAGACAAATTCGCTGACATCTATTTATTCCATTACATATACTAAAAAGAGTTTTGCGAAAACAGAAAAGGAACAAACCATTAAAAGTGTAAATATGGATGACTGGAATTTCCGTGTTTCTCTGCAAAATGAAATGCAACTGCAAAATAGTCGCTATATAAACAAGGATTGGTCATCTAGTAAAAAAACATTTCGTTACATCAATCGTGTGACATTTGCACATCCAGATTATCCTGTAAATGTAGACATTAGCATTGTTAAGAATTCCACGAAAAATGGTCGCGATTTTATCAAAACAGTGACGGTTCAAGATTCCGGCGTTTTTGCGAATCCAGAAATCTATGAAATAGAATTGGAAATACAAAATAAAAACATTGGACCTGGCACGCCATTTAATACATCTGCATCTGTTTTGCAAATGCTAAAAACGGTGATAAAATGGGTCTTGTCTGGGTTGCAAGGAACAAATTATCCTATTTCATACAAGGAACAACGCGATGTCATGAAATTATATATGCGTCTTTTATTTCAAGAAAATTACAATGAAAGACAGCGAATCAACAACGGCGATTTTATAGGCCCATCACCCGTTACATTGCACATGTCAAATATTTCGGAAATAAATGAAAATACGACGATTCCAAACATTCGTGTCAATTACACAGTCACTGAAAAAGCGGATGGAATGCGTAATTTATTATTTATAGCATCTACTGGCAAAATATATTTAATCAATTCAAACATGCAAGTAATGTTTACAGGTGTGTCAAGCACAAATAAAGCCACCTTAAACACGCTTCTGGACGGCGAATTGATTCAATATGATAAAAACGGCAAATTTATTCATTTGTATGCGGCATTTGATTTGTATTATCACAATGGAAAAGATGTTCGTCATTGGGGATTTATTCAAAAATCAAAGGAAGACCGAGCCAGATTAACTTTGTTGCAAAATGTTATTAAAACACTTACTGCTGATTTATCGTCCAGCATAATTCGCATAGAATGCAAACAGTTTTATGTATCACGACAAGACAAACAGTCCATCTTTGAAGGGTGCAATAAAATCTTAACGAGAGAAAAGGACAACTTGTTTGAATACACAACAGATGGACTGATATTTACGCCTGCTTATTTGGGCGTCGGGTCAGACTCGGTAGGCAAATCAGGACCTCTTAAAAAAATAACATGGGAACACGCCTTTAAATGGAAACCTCCTCAATACAATACGATTGATTTTATGGTTAGTATTGTGAGAAATGCTTCTGGAAAAGACATTGTCACCACCATGTTTGAATCCGGAAACAATATCAAATTGCCAGAGTATAAACAGTTGCGATTGTTGTGCACCTTTGTGCCAAAAAAACATGGATATATAAATCCGTGTCAAGATGTAATTGATGACAATTTACCAGAATACAATAATAAAGAAGAAGAATCGCAAGATTATAAAGCAGTGCCCCGACAATTTTATCCGACAAATCCGTCTGACCCTATGGCTGGAATTGCAAATGTATTGTTGAAACCCGATGATAATTACGCATTTCAATTGTTTTCCGAAGAAAACGAGTTGATTGAAGACAATACTATTGTTGAATTTAAATATGACATGGAGAGAGAAGCCGGATGGAGATGGATTCCTCTTCGGGTAAGATACGACAAAACAACAGAACTGCGACAAGGAATTCCCAATTATGGAAATGCATATCATGTGGCAAACAGCAATTGGCAATCCATTAATAATCCTATTACAGAACACATGATGAATACTGGACAAGACATTGCAGATGTGACTGTGAGCGATGATGTTTATTATAACCGCGACCCTAGCAGTCGCGATTCCAAAACAAAGGCACTAAGGGATTTTCATAATTTATATGTGAAGAAGAAACTTATTACAGGAGTCTCCAAAACAAAAGATACATTGATTGACTTTTCGTGTGGAAAAGCCGGCGATTTATCAAAATGGATTGATTCTCATCTATCGTTTGTCTTTGGCGTAGACCTTTCAAAAGACAATTTGGAGAATAATTTGGATGGGGCATGCGCGCGTTTATTAAATTATCGCAAAAAATATAGAAAAGTGCCAGATGCTCTCTTTGTAAATGGAAATAGTGCGAATAATATTGCCTCTGGAGATGCCATGCTGAATGACAAGGCCAAAGAAATTGCCATGGCGGTGTTTGGCAAAGGACAATATAGTGAAGAGAAATTGGGAAAAGGAGTTTATAAACAATTTGGCAAAGGTGTGGATGGATTTAATGTGGCATCGTGTCAATTTTCATTGCATTATTTCTTGCAAAATATTCATACCTTTCGCGGATTTTTGAAAAATCTGGTTGAATGCACAAAGATTACTGGACATTTTATTGCAACAACCTATGATGGACAAACAATCTTTAATTTATTAAAGAATAAAAAAATGGATGAAAGTGCACAAATTGTAGACGATGGTAAAAAAATATGGGAAATTGTCAAGAAATATGACGATTCGACTTTACAAGACAATTCCAGTTGCATTGGTTATAAAATTGATGTATACCAAGAAACCATCAATCAATACATTCCTGAATATTTGGTGAATTTCACATATTTTAATCGTATCATGGAAGATTATGGATTTACTCTTGTCAGCAAAGATGAGGCCGAGAAAATGGGCTTTTCATCTGGAGGAACTGGCATGTTTGAACAATTGTATAGAAATATGGTTGGAGAAATTAAAAGAAATCGGATAAAAGAATCGGATTGCGGAACTGCGTTGCAAATGAATGTTTCACAACAAAATATATCGTTTTTAAATCGGTATTATAT